GGCATCTGCCCAATCTGTATACTTAGTGGCGGGGGTCCATTGTACCAACCCGAAGCCCCCGCTTAGATTACCCTCATTTAGACTTTGCCATATTCCCGGGTTTATCGTACTTTCTGTTTCTTGGTTGCCTAACATGCCACAGATCGCTTCTTTGGTCCAGCCCTTACCAAGGAAATAATTAAGGATATACTGGGCGTTGACGGTCATTTCTGCACGGTTTAAGAATCTGTTAGCAGAATAAACCACTACCTTTTCTCCATTATTTTAATTGCTGTTGTTAATTTCGTTATTGCTTCAGTTAAAGTGTCTAATTTAGATTCGTTACGCACTAATAAATATACCGCAACCGCAATAGGAAAACCCACTGTTGTGATTAGATTAGTAATTTCTTCCATATTTGAAACCTCCTTTTATGTCCATATAATACCCCTACTACCGACTAAAGAGTTAAAACTACCCATATCTGCATCAGTGTCGTTAATGTTCGGACTCCCAATACCGTTTGTTGTAGTGCAATTTCTTGCACCAATTACCCCACCAGTATCAATTCTTAAATCATCCCCACCAGATCCCTTGACAGTTGCGTTGCTTACTGATATTGTACTCACATTTTCGCAAAAAACCCCATGATGCGATAAGGTTGTCCCTGTGTTTAATACCTCGCAATACCAAGCATCAATAGTTCCTGTTCTTTCGGCATGTAATCCTCTAAACGTGCTATTATTAACGTGGGCGCTTCCCACATTTACGGTACTACCAGCTGATGAAAGGACACCAACCTCGTTACCGTTTATTTGTGCTGCTCGACAATCGACTATACTAGCGCCTATCGCTATGACACCGAATTCAGTGCAATTATCAATCAGTGCTTCACGTGCATTAATTTTACTAGCCCCAAAAGCATAAACCCCGAACCTAGCCGTCCCACTGGCTTGTGCATACCTTGCATCCAGTATACCTAAATTCGTAGCACGAATATTATAACGACCGCAATTATTGGCTATACCATCCCTAAAACTAACAATACCTCCATGCGCAGCTTGTATCCCGTAAGTTTTAGAAAAACTAGCATCAGCGCCTTGTGCAAAAATCCTACCTCCCCAGGAGAGGATACCCGACCAACCATTAGCGGAGTCCCCAGCCTGTGAGCCATAAGTAAAAACACTATTTTTAACGTAAGCAATACTACTGTCAACACGTAGATTATTGTACATGCAATGGGTGACACCTTTACCAGGGTTAACTTTTAACGTACCACAGTAATTAAGTATGATACCATTACCCACAATGGCGCCACCGTTAACTAAAACGTCAATAATAGGTGCCCGGCAATTGTTAAAGGTAAAAAGATCCCCGACAAAAGAGGACGCAATAGCAACAACACTACCAACACTTTTTATGATAAAATTACTATAGTCGCCATCTTCCAATATTAAAGGTGTTGTAATTGCATGGTCATATTCAAAGACTAATTCAATTTTAGTGGCTTGTTTGTTTTTTATTATACTTAACGCGTTTATCGCCGTCTGTAGATCTGCAAAGTCGGAGGGTATATAGTAAGTTTGGGTTGTTTCATGCGCCGTTGCGAACATAACATTACCGTTATTACCAATAAAAACTTCATTTTCGTCTGTGCAAAGCCCAATTTCACCCTCGTTTAAAACAGGGAGATCAACCTTTAAACCTCTTTTTTGAAGCATTGTTTGTGCCATTTAGAATACACCTCCATCTATACCGCTTGTGTTTGTTAAATAATCTTGCCCTTTCACAAAAGCTGTTGTAGCTATTTTTGTTGTACTATCACTTGTTAGGGGTGTTGGGGCTAAGGGAGAACCTGTAAAAACAGGATCCGTAAACATGTCTAACTCGCTCACATTATCAACGTTACCCAGTCCTACATCAGCTTTATTCAAGACAACTATACCTGTCCTACCCGCGACGGAATCTACTGGGACACTTGTTAAGTAACCCTGTCCTTTTACATAAGCTGTAGTCGCGATATTCGTTGAGCTATCAGACGTTAGGGGCGTTGGTGCTAAGGGGGCACCGGTAAGAATAGGATCCGTAAACATGTCTAACTCGCTCACATTATCAACGTTACCCAGTCCTACATCAGCTTTTGCCAAAGTGACTGCCCCTATCTTACCCGATACAGAATCAACTAGGGCAGGTGGGTTTATTAGCACATTACTTGTACCATCCCCGATATACACCTCTCCTGTGTCTAAAATAAAGGCGGGCTCACCTGCTATTAATGTTACCGTACCAAAATCCGTTTGGTTACCTCTTTTTAATTGAATATCCATTTAAAACATTCCCCCGTCTATTGTTATTATTTCTTGTATTAACCTTCCTAAATCTCCACTATCTGCCAATATTTGTAATCTTTCTTTCAGAGGATCTATGATTCCCTCTTCTAGCATTTGATTAACAAATACGACTACCTCGTTAGTTTTATCCGCTGTTTTAGCAACAAGTTCTAGTGCCGACACTTCTTCGGTATCGTGGGTCATAAATCGGTTTGATTTTAAAACCCAACTAGTTATTTCATTCATCATAACTTAAACCCTCCTTAATAGACTTGCATAAATAGGTCCTGTAATTCGTCTATAATCATTTTATCGACGTTAATAAAAGTCTGTCTAAAACCTCTTAGTAGGGCATCATAGGTCTGGACACCAATATTTCCTTCCATGGACTTGTTAAATGTTTCATCACCGTTATCTGTGCTGGTTGCTGTACTGTCATTTTCTCCTTGGTTAATCTCGGTTAGTTGTTCACTACCTGTTAGATCGGACCTACCCTGGGGAGTATCGCTGAAGAGATTTTTGTTATTACCGCTGTTATTGGCGGTTCCCGAATTAACCATATTGCGGGTATAAACTTCTTTGACTTGGTAGTTCATCAAAGGATCAAATTCTAATAACGTTGATTCATACATTTGGTTATAGTAAGGCATTATTAGTTTAAGCCTTCCTTTTAAGTTAAAAATAAATCTACCTATTGTTTCTACTCCAATCTCCCTAAAGTAATAATAATTTAAGATGTTTTCTTCCAGCGTGGTGCGGTATGTTTCATCAAATATTGGATAGTCAAAAGTGAAAATTTTATTCTCCTTTAGAATCTCCCTCACTTCCAGGGTGTAGCTCCCCATCTTCTTCGACCTCCTCCTGCTCCTTCTGTTTTACCTTCACGGTTACGTTCAGCCCAAACATTTTATTGATCTCCTTCACGGCTCTCTCCCTAGTTTTCAGCATATATTCAGCGTTATTCTCAATATATTCATTGTTTGCGGACACTTCGTCAGTTACTAGTCTTTCTCTTTTATCTGTGTTTGCATTGTCGATACCAAGCAAAGAGAGGACTTCATTTAGTACGTCGTGTCGGTAGTCCGCTAACTGATCAGCTATAAAAGGTGCGTCGGTTTTTAAAACATCCAGACTATTAAGATTAAGATTTTTGTCCGCAAAGACGGCTGGCTCGTTACCGTCGACTTGTTTATAAATGTTTTTAAAGGTTAATAGGTCCTTATCGTCGCAGACAATTATATAAGGAGTTTTTTGGGCTTTAACATTTACGTCTAACGATCTCTCAATTTCGGTTAACTTTAAGGCATAAAGAGTTATATAATCTTCGGTGGTAGTTTGTAACATGTTGTTTTTAATTAATACGCTTTCTTCCAGTGAGTATTCTACGCTATAGTTATAACCCGTTCCCCGGTACTTAGTGTGCCGTCCGTAAACGTTTATTCCCTCGGAGGGCATAGCTTTTAAACATAAAAAACCTAGGTTTTTGTCTTTAAAAAATAATGCCCTCCCGTGAGTAAATAGTGTTTCCTCAATATATTCGGCTTCCATTCCTTCGGGTAACCCTTCCCACTCGAACATATTTAAAGCTAAATTCTGTAACCTGTAATATATAGTCATGTATGTTAGATCATTTAAAAAAGCTGCCATTGTCTTTTTCTTACTCAAATTTTTCCCTCCTTATAAGAGTGACATCTCGACGTTATCATAGCTATATGATAAAGGGGTTATTCCCACGCGGTTATGCCAGAACGTGATACCTGCATCATAGATAGATTGAATTTTAGTTAGGTCATTAACATCCATGTCGGCGGTTATGTTTGCCCCAAGTGTTTTAACATAGTTATAATAGTAACGCGATCTTAGATCAGGTTTTTTTACTTCCCCACATTTATAACCATACATAGCAAAGTAATCGCCAATAACTTTTTTTATATCAGGGTGTATACCGTACCTTATAAAATCAAGTGCGGTGTTATCCTCCGCTAGATCAAAGCTGACATTATTACCTTGAGCCCGTACACTATCAGGGGTTTGTTTTAAGTCTTTTTGTTTGGCAAGCTCCTGGGCTATTGATCCAATAGCCGATAAAGAATTACCCGTCGCAAGGGCTAAACCTAACCCACCTGTAAACGCTCCAACTGCCATGCCTGCCGTAGCACTCACAACTGATAGGGCTATGCCTGTTGTGGCCTGTGCTTTTTGGGTCAACATGTAATTAAGGTATTCATAGTTTAACGTCGGTAGGTCATTAACTCTAGTGTCAAGACTTCCCTGTTCTTTACCGTCTGTTTCACCAAGATAACCACTACTGACGAATTTTCTAGTTTTAATCTGATGACTTAGACCCTGGGTGACAGAAAATTGAACATTGTTACCGTTTAAGTATTCATTTTTTAATAAGAGGGGATCTCCCATATGATCGGTTAAAACGTTATATAAGTAGGGGTCTGTAAGAAGTTTACTCTCATATTTATAATCCCTTGCCCGACCTACACCAAAGCTAGTAGGTAAGTTTACGCCGGCAAACTTATTCTTTGGAAATCCCACTGTTGTCACAGCATCAGTTTTATTCCTTAATACATATATTACAGGGTCCCCAGAGGCTATGGAAATAGTAGGTAACACGGGTAAGTAAAAAGTTATATACTTAATTAAGGATACACTAACAATTTCTAAGCGTCCCGCCAGGGTTTGGCAAAATCGCTGGATACCCATTACACCGGCGGTAGTGTTTTCATCTTTAGGCACGATATAATAATGAAAAGGCGTTGGGTAGTCTTGCACCGGTACCGGATCATCATAAGGGGAAGCAGGTCTTGGATCATTTGCTATTGCATCTAAATTTTCCGTGCTAACAACTAAATAATAAATACTTTCGTCGATTACTTCTTGACTGTATTCCTTTATATATTCAGTCCCTAGGGTTAAATTCTCTGCAAGTAAGTTATATATGGGCATACCCACAGCCGACCAGCGGTCCTGGTGCTCCCGCTCTATGAAACTATCCTGTAGGGTATAGTCGAAAGCATAGGTTTGCATAACATCAGTTACAATTTGTAGTTCAGAGTTATTCTCGTTTATATACTCTTTAGCCGTGATAAAGGCGTAGATCCATTTAGTGTTAGCATAGTTACGGTACATTACATAGTTGAGGGTGTGCAGGAGCTCAACATTTAACCCAACCTTTATAGTGGCATCTTTTCTAATATAGGTGTAATCTTTTAAAGTTTCCGCAACTTTACTGATAAAATAATTATATTGTTCCGTGACGCTTGCAAAGTCGACTGTGTTTTCATAACTATCACTAAAAGGAATACCTCTTAATAAATAAAGATCGCCGTCGGGAGTAAAAACCATTTAACTGACCTCCTTATACAACTATTTGTTTTTTAAACCGTACAGCCGTTTTAAATTGGCTTGTAGAAAGGATTTGGTGTACGTGAAAAAAGTAATTGCGGAATAACCCGTCTGGGTTCAGAATGTCAGCGACCTCAATTAAAGTATCATATACCATAAAAAAGTCCTTATCCACTAACACGCCATAGGTATCGGTCATTGATCCAAAGTTGTCTAATACGATTATTTCGGGTTCGAAATCTGTCTTACCTAGGTTAAAAGCTTTTGCTAAAACATCAACATCCGTATGTGCCATTACGTCTTTATTTACTAGTAAGACTAGATCTTCTTTATCGCAAAAAGTTTGTACCCCTGCCTTGTTATAAGTGGGAGACACAAAAGATACATCTTGCACGGCTTTTCTTACTGTTTTAATAAAGTCAAGGGCACTAGCTGGGTCATCTGTTATTTCTAATACTTCATAGTCAAAATAGTTTAATTCGTATTTGGCTAATAATTCCTTCATTATTAGATATTCGTCCTGGTTAGCTCCCGAGTATATCGCATTGACAATCATTGACAGTAATTCTGTCACACCGTCCGCAGACCTAAAAGCCGTCTTTACTTGGGCTTTAGACAATGATTTTACATACTTGTCTTTTCTGTTCTCCCGGTGGTACATAACTTTGACGTCAGACTCACGTCTCCCAAGAGGGTTAGCACCTGTTGTATCAAAGGCACCTTCGGCGGTTGCCATCTCTACAAAAATTTCTTCGACGTCCTTTCCGTAAGGCATTAGACCTTTTTTAAATTTAGCTAACCTGTTTTTTGCCATCTTATTCACAAATACGGTTAACCCTATTTTATTTATTAAGGTATTGGTAAATTCTTCATAGGTGTTAGTGTAGGATAGGATTGCATTACCTACCGAATCAATGTTAGTCTGTGTTGCAGCGGGTACACGGGTCTGATATTCAGTGCTAGCACCTGCTCTGATTGCGTTTAATATTTCTACTGTATACAAAAGTTATCACTCCTTAAAGTTTAATTTCATTAGCTAATTCTTCAACCGTTTTTTCTTTCACCTCGGGTTCTTCTTTCTTTTCTGGTGTGGTGATCTTTAAAAATAGTTTTTGATTATGCTCCTGTAATTCCGTGATTCTTTGCTCGTTAGATGCCACTCCCTTCTCTAAAGTAGTTTTTGTCTCTCCTAAAGTCTTATTTTCTTCTTGTAATTTGACTATCAGGGCTTGCATCTCTTCGGTTGTCATTATCTCCCCCCCCTTCCCTTGTTTCTTCTATTATATACCATAAGGGCATAAATTAATATAATCTTTTTATTGTAAATATCGGAAAATGTGTAGACAAGG